GCTGCTGGCAAAGCCTTGGTTGCTGGTCTGACTGACCCAGCCACTGGTGGTGCTGTGGCTAGCGCCAAGGCTCGTCGTTTGATGGTTGCTGGTACAAAGGCTGCAATGTCTTTCGCCATGACCGTGAACAAGACTGAGCCTCTGCGTAACCAGACTGACTTCGGCGACATCGTCCGTGGTTTGGCTGTGTATGGTCGCAAGACTGTCAAGCCTGAAGCTCTTGTCACCGCAATCGTCGGCTCCGCAACCTGATAAACCGGGGGCTTCGGCCCCCGTTTTTACCTAAACTTTTTGGAGATCAACATGTCTACTCAATTTTCTCGCAGCATCGGCGGCTACGCTACGGCTACCGCTGGTACAACTCAAACTCAGGCTGGCGCTACCGCGCTGACCGGTGCCGTTAATTTTGTTACGACTGGCACTGCCAGCGACGGCGTTATGCTGCCCGCTGAGCGTCCTGTCGGCGATGTGGTCTACATCGTTAATAGCTCGGCTAACGCGTTAAACGTGTATCCAGCTACTGGCGGCAAGATCAACAACGGTTCCGCCAACGCAGCCAAAGCCTTGGTCGCTAACATGTCTGGTGCTTACATCAGCTTGGGTAGTGAAAACTGGGGCGCTGTTCTCAGCGCCTAATCAGTGGCACAATAAAGGGGCTCTTCGGGGCCCCTTTTTACATTTTGGAGCACACAATGAACGCACTCAGCCTTATGGAACGCCTTGGCGGCGAAACCCTAAACAACAAGATTCGCGCTATCGTAGACGGCAAGATTGTCGTCTTGGCTCGTATGATTGGCACTGAGTGGGAGTACACCCCGGAAGGCCAAGAACTGGCCAACGCGCACTCTAATCAAGTCGTGGCTGAATCTGAAGTAAAGGTTACACGCACGCGCAAGGCAAAAGATGTACCATCTGAGCCCGTTGCGGTAGAATCGGCTGATGTAGAGCCTGAACTGTGAGGTAGACCATGGCCACCGCAAAAGTTGTAGACCTTGTCTCTAGGGCGCAAACGCTGCTCCAAGATACCACATCTGTACGGTGGCCTGTGTTGGAGCTGCAAAGCTGGCTCAACGACAGCTACCGCGAAACCGTTAATCTCAGGCCAGACGCCAATACCGCGACTGGCGAATTTACTTGCGTAGCAGGAGCGCGGCAGGTTGTTACAACCACTTTTGCCTCGGCCCTTCGGGTCGTAGAGGTTGTCCGCAACACGGCGGCTACTTCTGCCAAAGGCGCTGTACGACTGGTCAACCGACGTATGCTCGACGACCAGCGCCGCAACTGGTACGCTGAAACGCAGACTGTAGACATTCAGCACTACATGTTTGACCCACGTCTACCCAAAGAATTTCTGGTGTACCCGCCAGCCACAACTGCGGCTCGCCTCGAAGTGGTTTACTCATCGGTGCCGCTGGCGCACACACTCACCGAAGCGCAGTTACTTAACTCAGCCACCGCAGAAGTCATCCGCATTGATGATAGTTACTTCAACGCACTGCTGGACTATGTGCTCTACAGGGCCTACAGCAAGGACGCCGAGTACGCTGCCAATGCTCAACGCGCTGTGGCCCACTACCAAGCCTTCCAAGCCGCGCTTGGTGCGGCTGCCCAAGCCAACGCTGCATCGCAGCCGGGAGTTGCGTAATGGCGAAACTGTGGGCCGACTTTATCCCTCTGCTGGCCCCGCACTTGCCCGGATGCCCAGACCCCAGCTTGAAGCTGTATCTGGCCTCTACGGCCTCTGATTTCTTCGCCCGCTCGTACCTGTGGCGCGAACAGATTGGCGCTGTGTACGTGGCCCCCAATCAAGTTGATTACGACCTTGACCCAGATACTGGTCTTGTGGAAAACGTCATCTCGGTGGTGTACGGCGAGACACCGCTTACACGCACTGATTTGCGACTGATCGGCGCGGAGAAGTTATCCGAGACCGGCGAGCCCCGCGAGTATTGGATTCAAGCCGACAATAGCATCCGCATTTTTCCCACGCCTGAAGATCGCACAACGCTCAAGGTGTACGCCGTACTCAAGCCCAACCGCGCTGGCACGGGCGTAGAGGACTGGATTTACGAGACTTTTGCCGATACGTTGGTGAGTGGTGCGATAGCACAGCTGGCCATGATCCCCGGTAAAGAGTGGTCCGACATTGCGCTGGCTGGGATGCACAAGGGCTTGTACGAGCGGGCGATCACCAACGCTCGGATTCGTGATTTTCGCGGCGTCCACATGATGGTGCGCCAGCGCCCAGCAGCATAAGGAGCTACCATGGCTGAGAAGATTCGACTTGTGCAGGGCGACACCGCCCCGGCGCTCACGGTAACTCTGACCGACACCACGACAAACACGGCGATCAACATTACGGGGGCCACCGTACGTTTAAAGTTCCGGGCTGTAGGCTCGGAGACTCTGCGCGGTACGTTGACTGGCACTGTGACCAGCGGCGCGAACGGCACAGTGGTTTTCTTTTGGTCCGACCAGCCGACAATCCTTGACGGCGACGCCGGGGATTACGAAGGCGAGATCGAGATTACCTTCGCTGACACCACTGTTCAAACTGTATTTGACTTACTGAAGTTCAAGCTGCGTCAGGACTTTTAATGTCAAAGGCTACCGTCAGCACTGTCCAACTTGGTGCTGGCCTTGGTGTTGTTACGCCTGTAGCTGATGCAAGCACGGTAAAAATAGGGGCTGCTGTAGCCGCAGTTTCGCCTTTAGCCAGCACAAGTTATGTAGCTGCAGCAGCTACACCCAGTTTTGTAAACGCTGGCTTTACAGTCTCATACGTAGCCGCAGCCGCCATAGCTGCGCTTGATGAGCGCGGGTTAAACAAACGGTTCAGGGATACGTTCGGTCTATCGGACGCCGTTGTATTTGGTGTTACTAAACCAGCGGTTGATTCTGTAGCTACTATAGACAATGATGCTTGGCAGATGACAAAACGGCCAAAAGACACAGTTCTGGTTATTGACGTCATTACCATCGTCAAGACCGCGCTGCGAACATTTACCGAAGATGTAACCGCCGTAGAGCTTGTAGCGCTTACACCTGAAAAGGTATTACAGAACACCATTACCGCTACTGACACAGCAAGCCAAGCAATAGAAAAACTTTTAGCCGACGCTTTCGCCATGAACGATGGCGCTGACATTGGGGACGGCAGCACTTGGACTTACGAGAAGTACATCAACAACATAGCTTCAATCGCCGATGCGCAGTTCTTCGATGTGGCCACCGTTCTTGCGGATTCATTGGGTGTCCCCGACGCTCAGGCGATTGAGGTAGCCAAGGCCCTTGCCGACGCATTTAGCATGTCGTCGTCGACGCGTACGGACTTTAGCAAAGCCCTTGCGGACACATTAACGGCTGCGGACATTACTGCTTTTGCGGCTGCGAAACAAATAGCTGACACAACTACCCCCTCGGATGCTGCTGCGCTGGGGGTTAGCAGGCCAGTAACTGACACAACTACCCCATCGGATACCACTGCGCGGGGGTTTGGGAAGTCGGCATCTGATACGTTTAGCCTTGGTTCCGCCATACAGACTAGCTTTAGTAAGGCACTTGCGGATACACTAACGCCTGCGGATGTTGCTGCTTTAGAATTTAGCAGACCGGTGTCGGACACAGCTACGGCGGCTGATGTCACTGCTTTGCTAGCGGACAAAGTTCTCGTCGACAGTGTAAGTTTTACGGAGTCTGGTTCAGTTATCTCTCAGGGGTACTGTGACTTGACATATTTTGAAGCAGACTACGTCGGTGAGTACCGCACGTTCACATAGGAGAATGGAAATGATTCAAGAAACAGTTAAAGCCACTGGTGCCCTGCAAATCAAACTGTATGGTCCTGACGGCCAACTCAAGCAAGAGCAGAACGTCAAGAACTTGGTTGTAACGACCGGTAAAGGCTACATCGCTAGCCGCATGGTTGCAACACCTACCGCCATGAGCCACATGGCTATTGGTACTGGTACAGTCGACCCGGTTGTAGGCGATACGGCGCTTGGTACGCAGGCAGCCCGCGTAGCGCTTACTTCTAGCGCGGCAGTTGGTGCAGTGGTTACGTACGTAGCTTCTTTTGGGGCTACCGTAGGCACCGGGGCCATAACCGAAGCTGGTATTTTTAACGCAAGCACAGCTGGAACCATGCTGTGCCGTACGGAGTTTGCCACGGTTAATAAAGGCGCAGATGATTCGCTCACTATTACTTGGACAATCACGGTAAGCTAAGTAGCGCCATGAAAATCTGCGCTTGTTGCAAAGTTGAAAAGCCCCTTGAGCTCTACCATAAAGAGCCTCGCGGTGTGATGGGCGTTAAACGTCTATGCAATGATTGTTTTAACATGCGCAGACGAGAGCTTAGCAAACTCCGCACTCCCGAAAAGAAAGCTGCAGATTCGGCCAAAACCAAACAGCGTACGGCTGCACGGACTCCAGAAGAGAAAGCGTATCGCAAGGTTTACTTAGCTCAGTGGAGACAAGAAAACAAAGACAAAGAAGCCGTGTATCGCCAAAGGTCAAAAGACGGCATGTATGTTTTGAAAGACCGTGTTGCCTACTTCAAGGCGTGGACCGAAAAAAACCGCGACAGAGTAATAGCTAGTGCTCTCCGCTGGCAAAAGCGGAACCCAGAGAAAGTAGTAGCCGCCGTACAGGCAAGAGAAGCCCAGAAGCGTAAAGCCTACGCATCGTGGGACGCTGAGCTGACTGCGCTTGTGACTTTGGAGGCTGCGTCTCTTTGCAAAATGCGCGAGCGTGTCACCGGGGTTAAGTGGCACGTTGACCATGTCATCCCCCTGCGTGGAAAGCTGGTACGCGGGCTTCACGTGTGGAATAATCTACAGGTACTGCCAGCAGTGGAAAACATCCGCAAGGGCAACAAGTTTGAGGAAATATCATGAGCACCATCGTATTGCGCAGTGTCAAAGGCACGTCCTTGACTAACACTGAGGTAGACACAAACTTTAGTAATCTGAACACAGACAAACTGGAGGCCGCTACCTCAGCTACGCTTACAAATAAAACCATTAACCTGACTAGCAACACGCTGGTGGCTACATCCGCGCAACTCGCTACGGCTGTGACGGACGAAACAGGCTCGGGCTCGCTGGTGTTTGGTACGGCCCCTGTGTTTGGCGGCAAAGTTGGATTTGGCACTTCGGCGGCTGCGGCGACAGTGCATGTGGCTGGTGACACCATCTTGAGCAACGTCAACGTGATTGGCGCAAGTTACGACAGCGTATTTCTTGCCATTGGAGCGCAAGAAGCAACACCAACTGATTTGTTTTTTAGCCCCGATGGGTTAAAGATGTATGTGCTTGGAAATACTGGTGATGACATTAACGAATACACCTTGACTACGGCTTGGTTGGTTTCATCTGCAACCGCTGTAACTTTCTTTAGCGTGGCAAGTCAAGACGGTACGCCACAAGGTATGTTTTTTAGGGCTGATGGCACAAAGATGTATATGGTTGGTACGACCAACGACACCGTATATCAATACACACTCAGCAATCCTTGGTCAATTGCAACAGCGTCTTACGACAGCATTTCTTTTTCTGTTGCAGCAGAAGCCACTCCCGCCGGGTTGTGGTTTAAGCCAAACGGCTTGTCTATGTACATGGTCGGCTCTACTGGCGATTCTGTGTATCAGTACACACTGTCAACAGCTTGGAATGTATCAACAGCAACTTTCTTGCAATCGTTTTCTATATCTGGACAAGAAACAGTAGCTAACTCAGTTGTGTTTACTGGTGATGGCTCACGAATGTTTGTCATGGGGCAAACGGGTGATGACGTTAACGTCTACAACCTGACAACGCCTTGGAACATCAGCACAGCAACTTTTGTCAACGTGTTCAGTGTTTCTGGACAAGACGCCACTCCAACAGGGCTTTACATCAAACCTGATGGAACGAAAATGTATATGGTCGGTTCAACCACCGACACCGTATACCAGTACACCGTTCCAAGCATTGACATTCAACTGACAAGTCAAACTTCTGTTGCTGGTTTGGACGTACAACAGGACTTGAATGTTTACGGTAGCACCACAGGCTTTTTCCGCAACAACGGTTTTAGGGAAAACATTGGTGGTCA